CATACTAAAGAATCATTAGCAAAAATAAGTGAAAATCATAGAGATTGTAAAAATGAAAAAAATCCTATGTTTGGTAAACCATCTTGGAATAAGGGATTAAAAGGATACAGAGCAGGTGCAGAAAATAATATGTGGAAAGGTGGAATCACACCATATTACAGAATTCAACGAGTTGCTAGATTGAAAGCAGTTGGTGGTTCACACACTAAACAAGAATGGGAAACCTTACTTATACAATATAATTGGACTTGCCCGTGTTGCAAAAAGTCAGATGTAAAGCTCACGAAAGACCACATTATTCCAGTGATTAAAGGTGGTTCAGATAATATTGAGAATATACAACCATTGTGTGGAAGTTGTAATAGTAAAAAAATGGTAAAAGTTATTAAATATGAGTACGAATTAGTAATTAAGGATAAATAATATATGGTTTTTAGCGACACAAGTACAAATCTAGGACTGGTTCAGCAAGTAAGAGACATAATGAGGTGTGATTCCACACAATGGCCAACCTCTCGTATTGTTAATTCGGTTAATAACTACTTAGACACTGTAGCGGGTTATGCTATCGGTGCTGATGGTAAATTTCAATGGGATGATACAAACCATAGTAAACTCCCAGAAGGAACTACAACTCTTACAATAAACCAGTCAGATTATTCGTTTCTTACAGACGAACAAGGTAATCCAATACTAAGTCTTTTAGGTGTTTCAATATTAAGAAATGGAAAATATGAAATGCTTACACCAATAGACAGGTCACAAGTAGATACTGCAACATTTGGTACTGAATCTGGCGACCCAACTTCATACGACAAGATAGCAGATAATATAATTAGACTAGACAAATTACCAGAAGCTACAGTTTCCGCAGGATTAAAGTTTTACTTCCAACGTACACCTTCTTATTTTACGGCTTCAGATACAACAAAATCACCAGGAGTTCCACCACTTCTTCATAGAGGATTTGTTATTGCAGCAGCTTATGATGGAGCTTTAACTTTAGGTCTTGCTAATTTACAACCTTTATCAGTAGAGTTTGAAAAAGAACAAAAGAAAATGATGGAATATTTCGGCAACAGAAACAAAGACGAAGCATCAAGATTAGTAGTTATCCCTAGAAATTACGAGTAATATGGCATTAGTAAATACAAGTAAACCAACAACATCATTTGCTAACCTTACTAAAATAAATATAGGTTTAGTGTGGAGTGCAGATTTATTGGCGTGGAGTGCGGAAACAAGAACTTGGGGGGATACAGCTTCAGTCATAGATAACATCACAAAAGTAACTTCAACATTATCAAATATAAGTAAACCAGCATAATATGTCTTCAATTACCACAATCGCATCATCCGATGTTATAGCAAATAGCAGAACTGATATAAATACAAATTTTAGTAATTTAAACACAGATAAAATAGAAACATCTGTACTTGATACTGACACAACTCTTGCAGCTAACTCTGACGCTAAAATACCCTCACAGAAAGCAGTAAAGGCTTATGTTGATAGTGGGGGTGTTACCAATGCTTCTGAAACTGTTAAGGGTCTTGTAGAAGAAGCTACGGATGCAGAAATAGCAGCAGGGACAGCTACAGGTTCTACTGGAGCTAGACTATATATAAATCCTTCAAAACAGTATGGAGCAAAATTTTCTGATACTGATATTTATGAAAGTCTAACTGAACCTTCTACTTGGACTGATTTAGATTTAAGTTCAGTCGTAGGTGTAAAACAAAAGATGGTTATGCTAAAAGTAAGTAATCAAGCGATAGATATTACATCTGTGTATGCTTTTAGACCAAAAAGTGATACAGGAGAATACTATAATAGTGCTGGAGCAAACAATCTTACTAATATAGCATTAACAACTAATACTAGTGCAACAACAATCGTAAAAACAGACACAAATGGAGTAATCCAATGGAAATCAAACGATTTACTATCAGCTATTACAACAGGGAACACAAGTACAACAGGAACACATAATAGTAATAAAGCATTCTTAATAGTCGCAGTTTATAGTACAACTAATAATGTAACTGCTGTATCGTTTAATGGGACAGCATTAACACAAATAGGGACTGCTTTTGCGATTACATGGTCTTCAAGATATGGTTCTTTATGGTATTTAAGTAATGCTTCACAAGGTTCTTATGCTATTTCAGTAACAGGAGGTACTGCTAATATAATTGATGGACTTTCTGTAGGAGGAGTAGATTTGGAAAATCCAATAGAATCAATAACAACTTCTACAGATGAAACAGCAAGTGCTAACCCAACTTTACAAGTTACAACATTAAAGAGTAATGCTTTTGTATTTGCTTTTGGGCAAATACAAAATTCTCCGAGTGCTGGGTCAGGTACTACAGAAATTTTTGAAGGAGCAAGTGGTGATGTTGGTTATAAATCTACTAATGAAGTTTCACCTACTGGAAATTTTACAATCAATGTAACTGCTTCATCAGGTGGATGGAGATTAAGAGGTTTTGCATTAAATCAAGCTAAGGTAAAAATATCAGTCCAAAGTTATTGGTAAAATTATGTCTAAACAAGTCCAAATACAACAAAATTCATTCTTTAATGGAATCTCAGACGACCAGAGGGCTATTTCGCAATCAGGATTTTCTATTACCAAGCATTTTGATATTTTCACTAATCCGAATCGTCTAACACCTTATCGTTCCTTTGAAGCAGATACAAATGATGGTTCAACTGCAACAGGAATGAAACAATACTATGTTAAAGATTTCCTTTATGCTTCGGCATCATCAAAACTCTACGGACTAGGACAAACAGGTGCAGGGCTTACAAAGATAGTATACAAATCAGACGCTACAACAGGTAACTGGACTTTACCTGCTTCTTCAGAAGGCAACGGAGCTGTAAAAAATGGTTGCTTACTAGAATACAAAGACTATCTATGGGGTTTTCAAGGAACAACTCAAGTCTTTAAGTGGGGATTACTTTCAGGCACACCGAGTATAACTAACTCTCAAGGCACAGTCGGAACTGTCTATAACACAATTACAGCGATTTCTGTGGTTGCAGGTGGAACGCTATATAACGTAAATGACATTTTATATATTGATGGCGGTACTGGTGGAACTGCTATCGTAAACACTGTAACAGCAGGGGGTGTAGTTGCTACAGTTACAATAGTTCAACCAGGCTATAACTATTCAACAGGGACAAAAGCAACAGGTACATCTTCTTCAACAGGTACAGGTTGTACTATTGGAGTAACAACAGTCGCTAATACTTCTGCTACAATTTCAACAGTAGCTCAGGGTATCGTGGCTAAAGACGATAATGGTTACATTTTTTACAATAATATTGTAGTTCGTATCTATCCATCAGGCACAGTTCAAGACCAAGCTCTTAAACTTCCTACTAATCTAAAGATAACTTCTGCTTGTAATTTCGGTAACTATATGGCAATCGGATGTTCACCTATTAACTCATACAATGGTGTGTCTAAAGTATTTTTATGGAATTTATATTCACCAGATGTTCAAGAAGTTATAGACTGGGGGGAGGGTGAACTTCGTGTACTTGATACTGTAGAGGGTATGTTAGTAGGAATTACTGACCGATATTTAAACAACACTACAGGAGCAGGACGTGGTTCAATGATTATACAAGGATATTCAGGTGGTTCACCACAAGTTCTTAAAGAAGTATTTACATCCAAATTGAACGGAATAACAATGCCTATCTCTAAAGCTGTTAAAAACAATCGCTTATTCTTTTCAGCAAAGATAATGACTAATGACGCAGGTACAGAATACAACGAGGGTATCTGGTCTTTTGGTAGAAAAAATGCACAGTATCAATTTGCACTTTCATTAGATTACATCTCAGAAAATATCAATACCTCAGGCATACAAGGTTTCGGGGTAGCAGGTAATTACTTTTTCATATCACACTCAGGAGATGGAAGTATAGATAAAACAAATGACAGTGCGACATATACAATGACTTCTATCCTTGAAACACAAATATTAAACTTTGGAAGTAATGAAATAGATAAGAGATTAGATTCATTTAAAATATCATTTAGAAAAATGGCTAGTGGTGAAAGTATAGTTCTGAAATACAAAGTAGATGGTGCAACTTCTTGGACTACAATCGGTACTTACGACACAGATGATTCGTTATCAAAAACTTTCCTACGAGAAGAACTTGCTGGTGTAGATTTCAAATCAGGTAGGGAGTTTAAGTTTCAGATAAATTCAACAGGAGGTGCAGAAATTACAAGCTGGGTTGCAACTGCAACTTTACTGTCAAACGTATAATGGATAAGACTATAGAAGAACAAATCCAAATATTAAGAAATGACTTAACTGCACTGCAAGGTGAAGTATATAGAAATAACTTTTCTAGTTCACAGGACTTTAATAAATTTTCAAGATTTACAACACGATTAAAGATTCCACACTATGATGCAGTTCCCCCAGTTGGAGAAGTAGGAGAGTTAATAGAAGTAGGTGGAATATTACTTATTTGTAGCTCGGCAAATACGTTTACTGTAGTATAATTATATATATGGCATCAATTAAATCAAAAGTAAAATCAGCAGTATCAAACTACGCAAAAAATGTATCAAGTGGTGCGAAAGTTGTTAGCAGTGCAGTAAAGAGTGCAGTATCTAAGGCTTCTAAAAACTCACAAGGAGCTAGTGCTTTACAAGGTAGAGCAATACCAGGAGCAATAAGTAGAAGTAATACAAATGCTGTTATAAGAGGAATAGCAGATGCACAAAAATTTACAAATCAAACATCTACTGCAAAAAATTTAGCTTCTAAAAATACTATTATCAGAGCTGGTTCAACAGGTATTGTTAGTACACTAGCATCTCAGAATAAAGTTCAAGGTGCTATTTCTGGTTTTTCTAATAAACTAAACCAACGAAGTTCAGGAATTTCAGGAGGTTCAAATCGCTCATCTAATAACATAGGTTCTACTAGCATATCAGCTAATGGTAGCTTAAATCCTAATATGGCAGGAACATCAGATTTTTCTGGGAGTTCTAATTTTTTAAGTCCAGCAGGTCAAACAGGCTTAGGTTCTAATGTTTCAAGTGTACCTACAAGTAGTGTATCAACTATGAATCCACTAAATGCAAATGAAATGAGACCTACACCAGATATAACACTACCAGAAAAAAAAATTACAGTAGCACCTACTATTGCACCAACAGTAACCCCTGAAACACAACCACAAGAAAAAGATGCCCTCACAGCATATCTTGAAGGTTTAAATCAAATTGAAAGACCTAGTAGTGCAGATGCTTATTTAAAAGCTCAAAGAGAAACAGATATACTTAGAAAACAACAAGTTGTAAATGATTTATCAGGTCAATTAAATGCAATAGTAAATAAGGGTCAAGCAAGTCAATTATCTTTAGTAGGACAAGGTAGAGGTATTCCTGAAGCTATTATAGGTGGTCAGCAAGCTCAAATAGAGCGTGAAACTGCTATCGCAGCACTTCCAGTACAAGCACAACTTCAAGCAGCACAAGGCAACTTAGAAATGGCTAATGACAATCTAGACACTCTTTTTAAGATGTACTCTGATGATGCAAAGAATGAATACGAGTATCAAAAGGATGTTAATAAAGCTATTTATGACCACGCTAGTGCTAAAGAGAAAAGAGCATTAGAATTAAAGGATAAACTAGATGAAAGAGCATATCAGGAAACTAAGGACTTACAAAAAGAAGCTCGTGCTTTTGCATCTGAAGCACTTAAAAACGGACAGGCATCATTAGGAGCTAAATTCTCAACACTTGCACAAAATACTAAATCCCCAACTTATCAAGAAGATTTAGCAAATCTAGTATCAAAATTAAAAGACCCAGTTCAAACAGCACAACTTAGGAAACTAAATGCTGAGATAGCAAAACTAGATGCTGAAAATAACCCAAGTAATGTAAATGGCGTAAATGAAGACCTAACAGCTTACGCTTCTCAATACTCAGATACAGGCAAACTTCCATCTCCAGCAGAACTTAAACTTTCTAACTTATCAGTAGGACAAGTCACTGCAATGGCAAAACAAATACCAAAAGCTAAGGGATTTGTAGTATCTAGTACAACTGGTACAAAATCAAATTCAATTTCAGCAGAAGCAGAAAAAGATTTTCAGAAACTTTATAACGTTACAGAAATGACCAAGAGACTAAAAGAGTTGGATAAAAAAAGAGTGGGTGGTGTTGTTTCAGGTGTAGTTGGTGGAATTTTTGGTTCACAAGACCAGGGTGAGTATCTTACTCTTAGAAAAGCTATTGTAGATGAAATGTCTCGTATGCAATCAGGTGCGGCACTTACTCCCGATGAAATTGCTGTGTACAACGACTATCTTCCAGGTAGATTCTCAGAATCATTTGGTCTTGGACGAGATTCACTAAAGAAAATAGGGAGTTTTGAAACAGCAATGAATCAGAAATTACAGAATCGTCTTTCAAACAACGGACTATCAATCTATGGATATTCTAAAGTACCAGTCGGAAATGTATTAAGAACAGTTGGTGAGATAGTTGATGTAGGTGGAGTTAACTATAGAGTATTACCAGATGGAACATTAACAGATATATTATAATTATATGGCAATATACAAATTTGACGATTTACTAAAAAAACATAATGTAACTGCTGACAAGGTCACTACCTATGGTTCTCCTGAGAGTATTCAAAATTCTTTAAACGAGATGCAGGCTAAAAAACCTACTTTGGGAGGAAAGATTATTAGAGAAACAGTAAGACCACTAGCAAATGTAGCTACTAATGTTGTAAACGCAGGACAGATTGCTTTAGGAAAAGAAGAAACAAAACCATTCTCAGGTGAATATCTAGGAGAAGTAGATGGTATAGGTAAACTTGATATGACAAAAGGATTTACACCAGAGAATATAGATACATTAAAAAGAGCTAGTAAAGCAGGAGTAGATATTGGAGTATTACTTGCAGGAGGTGGAGGTGCTGGCTCAACTGTAAAAACTGGAATCAAAGAAGGTATAATTCAAGGAACTAAAACAGGAGCTAAGACTGGTGCTATTGTAGGAGGAGTATCTGGTGCAGGAACTGGACTAGAAGAAGGTGCAACAATAGGTTCAACACTTAAAAATACTGCTATGGGTATTGCTGGTGGTGCAGTAGTAGGTGGAGCTTTAGGAGGAGTTACTGGAGGAGTTAAACCAGTAGTTGAAGCAGTAAAGAACGCAAAAGTGGGTATTCAAAAAGGTGCAGGAAATGTCTTAGAGAAAACAGGACAAAAAATACAAAACACTGTTATCAAACCTTCAATCAGAGATGTAAAAGATGGATTTAAAATAGAAAATGTAAGCAAATATGATGTAGGAGGTTCTCTACCAGAAACAATCGCTAAGACACATACAAAGATGAACTCTCTCGTACAAGAACTGAACGCAAAACTAAAAGGTTCTACTAATAAATCAGACCTTAATGAAGTATACAAACAGACCATAAAAGAACTTGGTGGTGATAAAGCAATGTCCTTTGGAGATAATAGTGCGATTTCTCGTGTATTAAAAAGCCTAAAGTCAGAAATTCAACAAGTTTCACCAGATGGTAAGGTTGATTTAATTAGAGCAACTAATGTAAAACGAGGAGCTGGTTCTAAAGGAGCTTGGGCATATAATCGCCCTGAAGCTGATTCTAGTGCGATTGAAAAGGTCTATAGTAAATTCTATAGTGTTTTAAAGAAGAATATAGAAAAAAATGCTCCTGAAGGAGTAGGAGATATAAATAAACAAATTTCAGAATTGATACCTATTAGTAATGCTGCACTTCGTAGAATGACTGTAGAAGAACGCAATAATGCACTAAGTCTAATGGATAACATAGGTTTAGTTTCTTCTGTATTTGACCCACGATCATTAGCATTGTTTGGAACAAATAGGTTGCTGAAAAGCGGTAAGGTTGGTAATGCCCTTACTAAAGCAGGTCAAAAACTAAAGGGAACTACTGGTACTTTCCCCAAAGTGTCACCCAAACAAATATCACCACTATCAGTAAAATCCACATCTTCTAAGTCTACTATAGTTACTCCGAAAGTAAAGCAAGTTATCCCCATCACTAAAAGTTTAAAAGGCAAGGGAAACATAAAAGAAATAGCCACAATGGTAGATAACTCTGATAAAAACAATATGCTTGCGTTCAACGAAGCTGTTTTTGCTGGAAAAAAACCCACAAAAGCCATAGCAGAAAAAGCTCAACTATTAGCAGATGAAATGGGATTAGAAAGTGCGGTATCAGGCAATAAAAAGTTAGCAGATGATTTTCAAGCGATACTAGACATAGAGAGAGCCAACTTTAAAAAGAAAATGAAGTAAAATGGATAAACTAGACCAACTTAAAAAGAAAATAGAAGAAGTACAAACCAAAAGTCTAGTGGCTTCTGAAATGAAGGCTTTTATAACATTAGTCATTTCTGTTGCTAATGAAAGTAAGGAAGAACTACTTAAACTTTCAGATGATAACATTCAAACTATTAAAGATAGTATTTCATACATTGAAGAAAACTACTCTAAACAAGTAGATAGTTTAAAGAATGAAAAAAACTCAATGGTGAGTGATTTTAATGAAAAGGTAGATAATCTTAAAGCCCTTATCAAAGAAGCAAAGAATTTAAAACCTCTTGAAAAGATAATTGAACGAATAGAGACTATCCACGAAACACCTATAATAACAAATGAGATAAAAGAAGTAGCTAAATATGAAAGTCCTAATCAAATTGTAGATAAATTAAACACTCTCGAAGAAGTAATAGACCAAAAAGTCATAAAAGGTCTAACTAAAAAAATTACAGACTTATCTTCTAATATTGCTCATAATATATCAAAAGGAAGCTCAACACCACTTATAAATGGAAAACTTGCTAAGAATATAAACTTTACAGGAGCAACAGTTTCATATAGTGGAGATAATGCAAATGTAGTAATAACAGGTGGTGGGGCTGGAACTCCTGCTGGTTCATCAGGCGACATCCAATGGAATGATGGAGGTTCTTTTGGTGGTTTTGGTACATTCAATGGTACAAATGCTCTTGACCTTACAGGTATTTCAATCACTTCCGCAGGACTTACTACTACAGGTATCTTCCAGCAATCAGGTGATGGTGCGAGTTTTAATGTGTCTGGTTCTAATTTTACAGTTTCGTCAACTACCTACTCTGCTGGACTTATCTCTGTTGATGACTCTGGTACTGTACTTCTAGGCGACCTTTTTAGCTCAGTAAACTCTACACAAATAAGCATAATAGACGCAACTGGTACAATTGATTATTACGCAGTCAATGGACACACTTTCACAGGTCAAGTAGCTACAGGTGCAGGCACAAGCTCTGTAGTAGGTTCTGCTAATGTACCTCTAACTGTTACAGAAACAATAAACGGATATGTCGGATTACAAGTACAAAACCTTTCTAATGGCTCTACTGCTTCCTCTGACTTTGTTGTAGCTAATGACATAGATGACGGAACACTAGCTACAGGAAATTACCTAGATATTGGTATAGGTTCTTCTGCAAATACTGACCCACTATTCCCAGCTCTAAATGGTGCAAATAACACTTATATGTATGCGGTAGGTGGCAAACTCTCTATCGGTACTGCTACAGCAAATAAGAGCATAAATTTCTTCACTGGTGGTCTTGAATATTCTAATCGTAGAATGATTATTACAAGTGGTGGTTCTGTAGGTTTCGGTACTATTGCTCCAAATAACTTCATGTCTATCGCACCTGTACGCTATCTAACTGGTACAGCTTCACAATCAGGCACGACAGTAACAGGTGTTGGTACTACTTGGACATCTGCTATGGTAGGAAACTTATTTGAATTTGATGATGGTACAAGTGCTGGAACAATTACAGGGTTTACAAGTACAACAAGTCTTACAGTTTCTATTTCTCAAACTGTTTCATCACAAACATATTCTATCCACTATCCAGGTATTGAAGTGTCTTCAACTGGTGCGGTTGGACTTGGAACAACAACTCCTACAGCAAAACTTGATGTAGTTACTGATGGACTTGGAACAACTTCACCAGATATTTCTGGTATTGTACTTTCAAACACAACTCCTTCAACTTCTGGTGTTACTAGACAATTCTCTCCAGTGCTTCGTTTTAGAGGTTCTGCATGGAAAACAGACGCAACTGCCGCTTCACAAACAATAGATTTCAAACAGTATCTATCAACAGCTTCAGGAACTTCTGCTCCAAGTGGAGATATGGTTTGGACTGCATCTATAAATGGAGGTACATATGTATCTTTGATGGGTATCAGTTCTGCTGGAGCTTTAACCCTATATCAAGGATTACCTCGTACACTAGACATCAATGCTTCAAGCTCCACTATTGTTGGTTTCCGTATTTTCAACACAAACAACGCAAGTGTATCAGCTCATGCTCGATATGAAATGACTACAGGTGGTGCTTCTGGTGGTGATCCATATACCGCATATACCGTCAATGGTGTCACTGTATGGAGCCAAGGTATCGATAATAGTGATAGTGATACATTCAAAATCTCCGAAAGCGCTACACTTGGTACAAATGACCGTTTCATTCTCCGAACAGGAGGTCTTACATCAGTACGAGTAGGGCTTTCAACAAAACAGGCTACTCTTGGTGGTTCTATCAAGAAATACTTCACAAGTGTCGGAAACGTCACTACAGGTGAAGATGACCTCTTTACCTACACAACCGAAGCAAACATCTTCGGTACAAACGGAGATAATATAGAAGGTGAATATTCTGGTACAACCGCAGCAAACGCAAACAACAAAACATTCAAGTTCTACTTTGCAGGAACAAACCTCCTCAACTCGGGGGCACTAGCATTGAACGATAAAAACTGGAAGTTCACATTCACAATCATTCGAGTAAGCTCAACAGTAGTTCGCTACTCTGTTGAGTTTGATTATGAGGGGAATACTGCAACAATTTTAGAGGTAGGTGAATTAACAGGTTTGACCTTGTCGGGGACAAACATATTAAAAATAACAGGGGAAGCAACATCTACTGATGACATTGTAGCTACAATGGGAACAGTAAAAGCTAATCCAGCATCAGTATAATTATATGACAACAATAATCATAAACGACGATAATATCGAAGAAGTAGAAATGGTAGAGAATAGAGTACGACTTAATCGTAAAGAACTCAAAGACGAAAAAAACAGATTACAAATCCGTAGACAAATAGATAAGGCTCGCATAGATGAGATAGATATATTATTAACAAAATTCCAAAACTAAGATGGAAGAACAAAACTACAGCAAAAGAGAACTTGACCATTTCTTAAAAGAAATAAGAGAAATACTAGATAAACAGAATGAAATGTTAGCTAGGATTGAAACACAAGTATTAAAGACAAATGGTAGGGTATCTAAACTAGAGTTTTGGCGAGCTGTTATGGGGTGGGGATTCAGCACTTGCCTTGCTTTAATATTATTTGTTTTAAATTATTTTAAATGAAATTTCTAGTCCACTTAAACACCAACATAGATATTTTAAGCAACTTAAACGAAGCCAAGTTATTTTTTGCGAAACATAATGTAGATATAGATTTTTCATCTATCCAAACTAATATCCCTGTTTCAATAAAATCATATAAAACAGTACAAGGTTTTAACCCTATAACTGGTAAGAAAGGCGATATAAAATACTATGGCATATCAAATGCACTCTCACTAGAGAATAACTATGATGGCAATATATTTGTGTGGGATTTAGATACAGTCAAACAACCGACAGATGGTGTAATAACTTCGTGGACTACAGATTATATACAAATAGCTATCAATAAATATCTAAAAGATAAAGGTGGCATAACAAATAGAATAACCCACGAAATAATGCATTATCTTTGTGTATTAGCAAACAAGAAAGGATTTAAAACCACAGATGAAATGGATATTACTTCTGATGGAAAGGCTTTTTATAAAAACGATGAACCAAATGCGGTAGATGGCAACTATGCAAGGACATTTAAAAACTTGCAACCTTTTATAAACTCATTACAGAAACCTATGTATAAATATTTTAGCGAAAAAGAAATAGTAGGACTTAAACCTAAGCTAGTAGAAATGTTAGATAAAGCACGAGGTATTGCTGGTATTCCATTTAAAATCACAAGTGGATATAGAACAACTGAACACAATGCACAAGTTGGTGGTGTTAGTGATTCATCTCACACAACAGGTCTAGCGGTAGATTTACTTATTAAAGATGGTGTATCAGGTGGAAAGATACTACTTGCTTTAGTACAAGCTGGATTTACACGATTCGGATTTTACAAAGATGGACATATTCACGTTGATATAGATAATACTAAACCTAATCCTTGTTATTGGGTTAAATAATGCCTGCATATCTACACGCTCAATATATTGCCAGTATGACAGGCAATATTGCTATTGCAGAAGCTGGTGTAATTGGTGTAGGTTATGGATTACTTATAATATTTTTTATACTATTCGTTGAATATGGAGCTGATTTAATTGAATGGGTTATAACACAATTATTTAAACTCACTGACCTTATCCACAGGCTATTAAATTAGTTATTTGGTATAATTTAGTTATGAGAAATTGTAACTATTGCGGAGATTTTCATAATAAAAAATTGGCAAACTTTTGTTCTCCACTTTGCTATGAAATGAGTAGAGGAAAATATCAGAAAACAAAAAAAATAGTATGTAAAGATGTAAATAATATGCACTGTGAATGTAAGGGATGTTTAAAGGCTATTTTCATACAAGAATATGTACTCCCAACAAAAGAAAAGCACGAACTATGGACAAATGCTAGAGAAATAATTTAGAGATGATATAATATATATACCCTGCTAATGGGGTATAAAAAATATGGAACAAAAAAAATGGTATCGTTCACAGACAGTACAGGTAGCAATTTTACAAGCTATCTCTGGTGTCTTAATAGCTCTAATAGCAGATAATCCTGTGTTACAAGATGTAGGATATATTGCTATGGTAAAGTCTATAATAGACTTTTTGCTTAGAACAAAAACTATAACTCAAATAGTATAGTTCTTCGGGTCTAAACCCGTAAATATGAAAATTAAAATAGCAATGTTTCTTTTCTTAATTTTGCCACTTGTCGCATTTGCGAAACCAAAAGTAACAGAAGAAGCAATCATAAACCCACTAGATTTGACCCCACAGCAACAAGTCGTCTACTTCTCTAATTTATATGGAGGTAGCCCAGATATAGCACTTGCTGTAATGAGGTGTGAATCTGGTGGCAATCACAAAACCCGAGGTGATGGGGGTCGTAGTAATGGTGTTTTTCAATTTCAAAAATCTACATTTTCAAGAATGGAGAAAGAGTTTGGAGAAGACCTTGACTACACATCACAGTACGACCAGATTAAATTAGCTTCGTGGGCATTAGCCCAACCTAAAAAAGCTAGAGAATGGACTACCTATGTTGCAATAGAAAAAGGTGGTAAATATTCTTTTTGGTCGTCACAAAACAATAGACACTTTACTGTTTATTGTAAAGTGTAGTATAATAAAATTATTTGACAGAGGTGAGGGGTTCGGCAAACTACTACTCTTTATTGGGTAGTTTTTTGTTTTGTAGTATAATAGACAGATAGCCAACCTACACACAACTCAAATTATATAAGCAAAGCGAGGTTAGGCTTTTTGGTTTAAATAAAACACCCCTTCTCTATCGGGGGTGTTCTTGTTTTTAACGCATAAGGTATGCACAGGTTGAAAAGTAACCAGTAACTAAAATAAAGACTACTATTCCAAACCAATGTTCTCTTAGATATGCTTTCATAAATTACTAATTAAATTCCAAAGGAAAATACAATCAGCAATTATAAAAACAATAAAAAATGCGTTCCAGTAATACATCGGATTGTGTTTCATATTTCATACATCTTTGTGAAGGTGTTGTGTTTCAATTCTACGAGAGCGTTCCATTTTTCTAAAGTCCAAACTTCACGCTGGTGTTTCTTTATCATAAATAACCATTGGTCAACATCCCATTTAAAGGTTACGCCACATCCATCCATAGCACAAGATTTTAAGACAACTAAATTCTCGCCTAAATTTTTATGCAACTCATAGATATGTGGTGTAAATCCCCAATATGGTGGTGTTCTTTCAGCAAATCTAACGTGAAACTGATTCGTGTGATTACCGAATACTAAAAACTTCTGGTCTGATTTTGGATTACGAGCATTATAACAATGTTCGCAGAATCCGATTCTTGTTATTATCATAATGTGCCTCCTTTTTAGTAAGTATACACCTTAAAAAAAGATATAGGAAAGTTATCCACAGTTTTTAGGTTGCAGTCCTATCATATAGCCGACTGAATTGATATAATATGACAAGTGATATAATTAAGTTAAATTAAAAACTTAAAAAATGAAAAAACTATCAAGCGAACAAATCGCAAAAATTATCAAAGATAATTGGTTGAAGAAAACTTTTAAAGAAATTGCACCTCTTTGTGGACTTAGCCCTGATGCAGTACGAGGTCGTGGTAAAAGAATGAAACTACCACCATATCCAAATGCAGGCGGTATGAATAGCACAAAAATAAGTTTGAAAGAACAGATTGAAATTGATAAACGCAAGATACACTTTACTGAAGATAAAAAAATCGGTGAGAAAAAGTATAAAGAAACTATTTTAAGGAATGAAAAACTTGAAAAGGAACTTGAAGCGTCTATTAAAATCAAAGAAGGTATTAAACCTTATAAGTTTGAATACAAAGTATCAGACAAAAAAGGTGAAAGTATCGCTGTAGTAATTGCTTCCGACTGGCATATTGAAGAAACAATCAAACCAGAAACAGTCAATGGGTTAAACCAGTACACACTATCCCTTGCTGAAGCTCGCACAAAACAATTCTTTCAAAATACTTTAAAGTTGGTAAAAAAAGAACAACAGGAAAGTAAGATTGAAACATTGGTATTAGCTTTGCTTGGAGATTTTATCACTGGTAATATCCACGAAGAATTTTTGGAAACTTGTTCACTTCGCCCAATGGAAGCAATCATTATGGCAGAGAATCTTATCATTGGTGGTATAGATTACCTTTTAGAGAATAGTAACCTTAAATTAGTTATCCCTTGTGCAGTTGGAAATCACACAAGAATAACAAAACAGGTTCACATAAGTACCGAACAGGGAAATTCTTTAGAAACATTTATGTACCATCATATGAGAAATCATTACAAGGATAACAAGCGTGTTACCTTTATGATTGCCGAAGGTTATCTTTCTTATCTAACACTTTGGAATTACACGATTTGCTTTCAACACGGACACGCTATTAAGTATGGAGGTGGAGTAGGTGGTTTAACTATCCCAATGAACAAGGCAATGGCACAATGGGAAAAATTACGTCACGCTGACCTTTATGTAGCAGGACACTGGCACACTTTCTTTGATGGTGGAAATTTCATAATAAACGGGTCGATGATAGGTTATAATCCGTTTGCAATATTTATTAAAGCAAACTTTGAAAGACCTAAGCAAGCATTTTTTCTCATTAACAGAAAGTATAATGCAAAGACAGTGGTTATACCAATAATGTTTGACCAATAAGAAGTCGAAAGGCTTCTTTTTTATATATGTTTACTATAATCATAGAAAAAGATAGAATATATCAATATAATAGTTATGTTACAAAAGACCAAAAAGAAAGACCTAATGCTAGCGAGATTAAAGCGAGCAAAAAAGGAATTAGAAGTTCTTTCACACAACCACGTCAGAAGACGAGATAGTATAAAAAAGGATTTTATAGGTGGTTATTGTTTTGATTGTGGAGAGTATGCAGAAGGGCAACAATTTCAAGCAGGACATTTTGAAGCTAGTGGTTCGTGTGGAGCTTTATTAAGATACCATCCACATAATATGAATGGGCAAAGGGGTGGATGTAACGTAGGGTATGCACAAGAAAGAGTAAAGATAAACTACACTTTAAAAATGATAGATAAGTATGGTAGAGAATATGTAGACCACTTAAAACAGTTAAAGAATAAATCAATCAAAGCCGATATTATATTTTACGAAACAATGATTGAACTTTACAAAACAGGAGATGAGAGTTTAATAGTTAATTATTTAGAATCATTATGACAAAGAAAAAACTAGCATTACTAGAAGTAGTAGAACAACAAATCAAAGATATAAATAGACAAATCCTTTTACTTGAACTTGATAGGAAGATTTTATGGCAGGAATACTTTGAGAGGTCAAAAACTGACGAAGTAGAACCACTTGAATTTAAAGAAGAAGTAGAACCAGAACCAATACAACCAGAATTAAAAAGAGAAGTCATTATTGATAGTGTAATTCAAAAGGATGAATAAATTTCTTAAAATCGGAGGACACCAAGTACAACTCATAATCAAAGATATGAACCAACGTGATTGTATTGGAGAAACTGATTTTAATATTCCGTCAATTTCAATAGATAAAGATACTTGCCAATCTTTCAAGGAAAGTAGTTTGATACACGAAGCAGGACACATAATGAATACCACTTTAGATGGTAGTGAATTAGGACACGTTTTCTTAGATGGATTTTCAGAACAAATGTATCAATTTCTCTCAGATAATGGACTATTGAATAAAGAGGCGTTTTTAGCTCTTTTTGAAAGCTCGGAAGTTGAAAAATAGCCAAAATAAGTATTATAATATAAGGGTAGAAATTGACAAAAAGTGGCTAGATGTAGGGTATATCCTTTTTACACTTTTTCTCTCAGGCTGGTCATTTAAACGCTTTGTAAGTTATCAACAGTTTGCAATTTATTTTAAAGTAGTATAATGTAATTGTCGGTGAGATTATTAACTTGTATGTTCTCTCATTGCCACATTTTTCTTACAAGTTAGAATGTGGCGAGCAGAGAGCAAAACTAAAATGGAAAAGGGGTGGATACTAATCCATAGAAAATTAAAAGATAAAGGATTTTATAAAAAGTCTTGTTATGTTCATTTGTGGGTACATATTCTATTATCAGCAAATCATAAACCAAAAGAATTTATGTGGAATAACAACACAATCGTTGTAAAAGAAGGACAATTTATCACTGGTAGAAAAGAATTATCTAAGGTAACAGGTATATCAGAAACAACAATTGAGAGGATTTTGGATTATTTAGAAAAAGAACACCAAATCGGACAACAAAAAACAACTAAATATCGTTTAATTACAATAGTCAATTGGAAAGACTACCAAATTAAGGACAACAAACGGACAACAAACGGACAACAAACGGACACAAACAAAGAATATAACAATGTAAAGAATGAAAAGAATACTACCGAGGCAAGCTCGGTGGATATACCTATTCTTATAAAAGCCTTTGAGGGATTAAATCCAGCTTCAAAGAAGTTCTATGGAATACCAACCCAAAGAAATGCTTGTAAGGCTTTAATAGATACTTATGGATTAGATAGGGTTAAAACTGTTATAGAAAAAACACTACCTAAAACTAATGGTTTACAGTTTTTCCCTACAATAACTACACCACTTCAATTACAAGATAAGTGGGTTCAATTAGAAAGTGCTATTAGAAAGTATCAGTCGGAAAATAAAAAAATTAAAAGTAATGTGGCATTTTAAAATGAAAATCAAAATTACAACAGGTTTTAATGATGACCAAAAATTTACAATAGAAAGCAATGAAGCACATAAGGCATATTACTTATTTAATAACCCTGATAAAAGAGGAGTATTTAATAATGGTGTAGCTTTAATTGGTAGAGATATTAGAAGTATACAACCAGACTATAATGCAGAAATGGGATGGAAACCTACACACGAATTAGATGAATATGATTGGGAGGAAATAAGAAGTAAAGGAGTTGATAAAAAATTCCAAGAAATACTAACTGAGGCTAAAGATATATCATATCTTGCAGAAAAAAAACCAGAAGTATTACAGCAAAAATTATCAGAAGTAAAAACACTTCAATTAAAATAAAAGTGGATAACTTTTTAAACCCTTATATTATAAGCCTTAAAATTGATGTTTTAAAAATGAGTTTATATATATATGGCTTGACTATAAGCCACGCATAGACTATACTATTTACATAGGGGAAGTAAGACTGGTTTGAAACCCTGAAAAAGTGAAAACTCGTTCAACGGAAGATAACCAGTCAAACCTTTCCTAAATTAAAAATAAGTATAAAACTATATGACAAAAATATATTACAACGGGAAAAGAGTAAATACTCCACTGAATAGATTTAAACATTCAATGAAAGTATTGTTCAAAAGAATTGTGTTGATAGTAATAACAGTAGGTGTAATAGTAGGGATTTACGAAATTGGTTCATTAAACAGTAATAGAATAGTTTACAAAAACCAAGAAGTTATCCTAGATAATCTAACAGCTAAAGTAAATGAATTAAAAGGACAGTTAGTTAGTGAGATAAAACAGTGTGAAAGTGGTGGAATCAAAGAAAGTGATGGATTAGTTACATTTGACCCACACCCAAAGAATAAGAAAGTACAAGTACCAAGTTTCGGCTCATATCAGTTTAAGAAATCTACAGTTCAGTATTACTACAGTAAATTATATAACGAGAATGTTACAGGTAAAGAAGCCATCCTAATCGCCTTAGATGACGAAAAAGCAGGACAACTCGCTTCAGATATTATCTTTAGAGATGGTGCATTGGATAACTGGTATAACTGTTCAAAGAGATTAAATAGTCGTGCAAAATTAGACATTATCAATAACTTACTTAAATAATATGAACAGATTTCTAGGAGCAAGTGTAGGGGCTTCAATTCTAATGCTCGGTTTATTTTATCAATTATTTATAACACTATAATTTTATGACAACAGTTAAAGAATTAAAACAAATGATAGCCGAGCCAGCGAGTAAAGAATGGTTCTCAAAATGGGAAGATGGTGAATGTGTAGGTTGTGGTGGTCGAGCTACTAGAACTAATAACACTCTCTGTGATAGATGTTGGCAAGACGCAGAGGGTAAGAATGAATAATATATGACAAAAGATTTAAAAGACAAAGCAATAGATTTTAAAGGCAAAAAATATGTTCTCGTATCAGATAGGGTTTTATACTTTAATGAAACATACCCAGAGGGCAGTATTACTACAGAATTAGTAACTAATGATGAAATGGTAGTAATCAAAGCAACTGTTAAACCAAACGAAAAGCAGACATTTACTGGTTATTCACAAGCTACTTGGGGAGAGGGATATATAAACAAAACTTCTGCCTTAGAAAACGCTGAAACAAGTGCAGTAGGTCGAGCATTAGCATTTATGGGTATTGGAGTTATTGAGAGTATTGCAAGTATTGACGAGATAAACAAGACTACTACTACAAAGCCAATGAGCCAAGCGATGAAAATAAGTAAACAGTCGCAAGAAGATTATAATAACGGGTTAGACCCATTTAACTAATTATGGAAAACACAGAAAAAAAAGAGAAGATATTTGTAGATGGAATGAGATTTGAATTACCTAACGATTTAATGAAAGAAAAAACTCCGTGGATTAAAGCAAAAATCTCAATCAAAGTAGCTGAGATAATACCATTCTTACAGAAACATCAAAGTAATGCTGGCTGGGTAAATATAGACCTAAAGAAGTCAGATAGTACAGGTAAAATGTATCTTGAACTAAACACTTGGAAACCGATTGAAAAAGGAGAAAGTAAACCAGAACCAATAATAGATATAACAGATGGTCGTGATTTAACACCAGATGATAGTAACCCTTTCTAAAATGACAATCCCTGAACTCATTGAAAAAGTTAAAGAGGAAAAACTATCTAAAGAACAGTTAGAAGGCTATCAGACACAGATTAGTTATCTATTTCAAAGGATGATGATTGAGATGGCAGAACTTGAAAAGAAAGAAGCTATGTTTATGGGAAACAAAACTACAGAGGATAGTGTAGCTACAATGAAAGTGTATTGGAAAGCAACCACAGAAGGACAGAGATTGATTGAACTTAAAAGATATAGCGTGGCTTTAAAGGAATTACTCAATAGCTTAAAATCTCGCATTTATCAACTAATTTATTAAAATGAGAAAGGAAATACTTCAAAAAATAATAGATGAAAAACCAGAAGCGTGCCTAGTAAAGAATAAGTACAAGGTAATAGTAGGAATGGTACGCAGAATGTTTCCCAACAACTATGAGAAGATACCGCACGAAGTTTGGGAGAAATTAGTTTTTGAGATAGTAAATGCAGATAGAGATTGGCGAATGCTTACAGAAGGAATGGATAAGGAAAATAAGGTCAGACTTGAACAGGAATATATATTAAAAAATCTATGAATAACAAAGAATTAAACGAAGTATTAAACTTCATAAAGAAAGGTGCGACAATCAAACAGATAGCAAAGCATTACGAAATACCATTAAGGACTTTTACTAGAAAAATTGCCAAGCATAAGGAAGAAGTAAAAATAGCTAGAAATTATTATCAAAGTTATGTAGAGGGATTATTTAATTAAGTAGATAAAATATATGAAAACACAAATTATAAGACACGGAGAAGTAATTTTAAAACCAATAGATTCTCTCCCAAAAGAAGCAAAGTTAGAAAAAGAAACAAAGAGTTATATTGTAGCTCATAGTGAAACAGGGCATCATCATGTTTTAGAAAGTCTAGAAAACTTCAAAGTATTCTCTTGGAATGGAGAAACATATTTAGAAGTACCTGCTATATCAAAACTACTGCACGAAAAATCAGGTAAAGATGCACATACTCCACATAAAATAATTCCATCAATTTACAAGGTGGTTATTAAAAAGCAGTTTGATTATTTTAAAGGAATTTTAGAAAAGGTTAGGGACTAATTTATGATTGAAAAACTAAACAAAAAACAAATAGAACAGCAAGAAGAAGTAAAAAAGTATTGGATAGACTTAGCTCTTTATTCTGGTGATGAGATAAATGAAGTAGAAGCTAAAAAAGGAATTGACTGGTTATATACACAGGCTAATCTACCTAAAGTAGAAATGCTTGTAGTAGATAGCCCTCTGGGTATTCAATATGCCTTTCATTTACTTAAAAACTTAGATAAGGAAAAAATTGGGAATAGCGTTAGGAATAGCGTTGGGAATAGCGTTGAGAATAGCGTTTGGAATAGCGTTTGGAATAGCGTTAGGAATAGCGTTGAGAATAGCGTTTGGAATAGCGTTTGGAATAGCGTTGGGAATAGCGTTGGGAATAGCGTTTGGAATAGCGTTGAGAATAGCGTTAGGAATAGCGTTAGGAATAGCGTTAGGAATAGCGTTAGGAATAGCGTTGGGAATAGCGTTAGGAATAGCGTTTGGAATAGCGTTAGGAATAGCGTTATGAATAGCGTTGGGAATAGCGTTAGGAATAGCGTTGAGAATAGCGTTAGGAATAGCGTTGGGAATAGCGTTAGGAATGAAAAATTAGATTATTATGATTACAATTATGAAAATCTAACTAACATAGGATGGTTTGCTTTTTATGACTACTTCTATGACTTTAATCTATATGATGAAGAAACAAAAAAGAATTTTGACACATATAAAAACTTCCTAAAATCAGGGGTATTCTTTTCTTCTTGTTATTCAGACATAGCAATAGTTTCAAGACGACCTAAAGTAGTAAGGAAAGATGATGAAGATAGATTACATTCAGACCAAATGCCATCAATAGAATGGCGAGATGGTTATAAACTTTTTCATTTAGATGGAGTAGAACTCTCAGAAGAATTATGGACTAAAATCCTATCTCAAAAAATGACCTTTAAAGAAATAATGGCGATAGAAATATCAGACCAGAGAACAGTTGCCCTTAAATATAATCCTGAAGCAGTCATTAAAGAAAACGCTGTATTGATTCATAAAGATGATAGAAATAATGAACTCTATATGATTGAAGGACAGCAATTAAACAAGGATTTAGATTTCAAAAAGATATGGTTCTTAAGGATGAAGTGTCCGACAGGTCGAATATTTATTGAGGGAGTACCACCAGAAGAAGCAGAAAAGAATCCTAATGCCACAGCAATGCAAGCTCTATTATGTGGACTTACTCCTAGTGAATATCAATCAATGGTATTAGAAAGTTAATATGATTAAGAAACCAAAACCATACAAAACAAAGACAATCAAAGAACCAAGAATAGTGTATATTCCCAACACTCAGGCTCTTAAAATACTTAAACTAAAATCTCATTGGAATAAAGTGGTGAATGTATATGTCGGGAAAAAAGTAAGTGAAACCGCTAAAAATCTATTCTTCAAAGCTCACGCCAGAGATGATGACAAAGTATTATTCCTACACTACAAGAACCCTAACACACGCTGGGGGCAGATACTAAGAGATTTAGGTATAGCAAAGTCTACATCAGAAGCAAAAGGTGCAGGATGGGATAGACCTGTAGAGAATGGCTTTCAAGATATTTATTTAGATGGATTGAAACTATGGAAAGGTGAAGGATTTGGTCGCAATCCTCATATAATTACTATATTAAAAGATAAGGGGTTGAAATAATATGAAACCAAGCGAAAGAATAAAAGAATTAACAAATCTAAATTTAAGAGATTTTCCTAATCTTACTCATGTAGAAAATGCAGTAAATGCAATGGTTACTTATCTTGATGAACAATGGGGGAAGAATCAAAAAAGAATAGTAAGTAACTACCATCAAGGAGCAGGAGGTTGTTGTAAAGAATGTGAAATATACTTAGATTATAAAGATTCATACCAGTGTAATAATGATGATTGTTCTTGCCATAAAGAGGAAGTAAAAGAAGGGTCTAAGGATATAGAGTGGGAGTTTGAAAACTGGATAAAAAAACACGATACTTTTATGGGTGGAATAAGCTCAAATATAATACCTAACTTAAAAGATTTTATTAAAGATTTACTCTCTCAAAAAGAAGCTAAAATAAAGAGGGAGTTGAAAGATAAAATAATGGGAATTGTTGTTAAAAACTCTATAGGATTTGATACGATAGGTAACCAAAGAATTTGGCACTTGGATATAGATAAATTTGAAGACACCATTAAAGAATTATCAATTAAGGAGAGGTAGGATATATAATTTATGAAATCAATAATAAAAAAAGCAATAGAGGGAGGATGGATGCAGAAGTATCTTAAAGAGAATACATTTGATTACTGTGGATATGGTAAAAATATTTATCTTGAATGTATAGATTTAGATACAGGACTAGAGAAAGATAGAATCTGTGTTCAAGAAATTATCTGCGACCCCCTCTTCTGGCAATCTCTTGGTAAGGCGTGTGGGTGGGAGAATGAAATAGAAGAAGTGGTGTGGCTTGATAAAGGTGCTTATAGAGATAGTTCAATAGTAGATGGATTTTATAATGATTTATGGAAATTAGAAACTTGGAAATTTCACGCTATGCAATTCCATCGAATCAACCTCACAGAAGGATGGGATAAGGCAGTCGCTTATTTAGAAGATTTAATTAAATAAAATGATACACAAATCACCAACATATAAAAAAATAGAGCAAGATGTAGCAACCTGTCCTAAGTGTGGAGATATAATGATTAAATATCCCTTTGAATGTTCCTGTGGAAAATGGTCGTATGATGAGGAGAATAATGAGTTTGAGGTGCTAGACAAATAATTATAAAGTAATATAATATATAAATATGAAAAAAATAAGCAACGAGCAGATACAATCAATTATGTCAGTTTTATTTGATATAAACGCCCCAGTAAAAGTGTATGATGGTGTGCAAAAACTATTTAATAGCTTACCAGAAGATTTAAGTAAAGCAGAGGGAACTAAAGTAACTGAAAATAATAAAAAAACATCCGCTTAATAATATGGCGGATGTTGACGATTTACATAACTAACTTTATTGCACTTATGACACTTAAATACATCTGTTGTATATCGTGGATAGTTTAAATTCTTACCTGGATTAACTCCAGACCTATCACCAGTGTGCATATCAGTGTGGAAATGAATAACTTGTTCTATCATAGTTATGTATTCGTAACTTTTACAAATAGGACAAAACTCCATAATTTCCATTGCAAATGTTTTATTCGTATTGTATAATAACATTATGAGTGAAGAACTGCAAGAAACTGTAAAAATCTGTAAAGGAGTTCCTTTTAAAGAAGGCTTTGATGAAAGAAGAAATTTAGATGGAAGACCACCTGATACAGAACAAGATAAGATAGTAAAGAAAGCAACTAAAGAACTTATCAAAGAATATAAAGAAGCATTAGGAGAATCACTACCTATGATAAAGCCTATTCTTATTGCAAAAGCACTTGAGGGAGATATGCAAGCTATTAAAGAAATCCACGACAGAGTGATGGATAAATCTAAACAACCAACTGATATAACATCTGATGGTGAATCTATTATTCCTCTATTGGTTAAATTTGTAGATGGAAAATAAAGAGACAGTAATAGAAATACCAATTGAGTATAAACGCTTATTTGATACTGATTGGCGTGAAGCAGCTATTTATGGTGGTAGATTCTCTTTAAAGTCTCATACTGTTGCTAGATATTTACTAATACGAGGAAGACAAGCTAAAACCAGAATAGCTTGTTTTCGTGAGTTTCAGAGTTCAATCGCTGAAAGTTCTCACCAACTACTCACAGACTTAATTAAATACTATAAACTAAGCGACTATAAAGTAACAGATAAATCCATAGTTAATACTGTTACTGGTACAGACTTTATATTTAAAGGATTATGGAATAACGAGCAATCAATTAAATCTATTGAAGGTATAGACATAGCGTGGGTTGAAGAAGCACAGACTGTAACAGAAGAAAGTCTTGATGTGTTGACCCCGACTATTCGTAAGCCTGGTTCTCAAATTATATATACATACAACAGACTTGTAGAATCAGACCCTGTTCATAAACGTTTAGTTATCGAAGGTAGACCAAATACTCTAGTTATAAATGTGAACTATGATATAGCTTTGAAGTATGGTTATATGCCTGACGTTATTCGTATTGAAATGGAAGATGATAGAGACCATAGACCAGGATTATATAAGACTAAATGGCTTGGTGAACCAACTGGACTAGAAAATAAAATATATAAGAATTGGGAACAAATTGAAGAAATCCCCATTGAAGCTAGGTTAGAACGTAGGGGACTAGACTTTGGATATTCTAATGACCCGACTGCTATAGTTGATATTTATTATTACAATGGAGCTTATATACTAGATGAAGTTTGCTATAGAAAAGGACTAAGCAATAAACAAATCGCTGACATCTTAAAAGATAAAGATGTTTTAGTTGTTGCCGATAGTGCAGAACCAAAAAGTATTGATGAGATACTAAGTTATGGAATAAACATAATCCCCTGTGTAAAGGGTAAAGATTCAGTTAGACAGGGTATTCAATATGTTCAACAACAGAGAATTTTAGTGACCAAACGTTCAAGAAATATATGGATGGAATACTTAAACTTTATGTGGAAGATTGATAAAAATGGTATATCTATAAACGAACCAGAAAGAACTTATAAACACTCAATGGATGCAGTATCTTATGGTATGGATTCATTAAAACCCCGTAATTATTTAGCAGAACAAAGGGCTGAAGTTGCTATTTACAACAATAGACAAAACAAGAAAAGTGGGTTTGAATAAATATGAAGAAAGTGCTATAATCTACAAGTAATAGTGTGTCTATGGGGGAAGTACGGTTTAATGGTTAGAGTATACTGACGGTGTTAAAATCACCCTAAAATTGATATGTACAGTATATTCTTGAACTAAAAACTCTTCCCCATAGCTACATTATTCTAAATAAAAGACTTGGAATATAAGCACAAAAAACGTGTGGTATAATTTATGTGTAGATTTCTATGCCTAGTGTATTGCAAAATACGCCGTGCTAGGCATAAGATTCTACATTTAAATAATGAAAAATATATTCCAACAAATACGAGACGAGAGACAAGACTTTCTTCAGAATGAAATAGAAGTTGTACCAGGTTATAACTTCAGCCAGTACAATACCCTAAAGAAAGCACACCTTTATTACACAGGAAACTACGAGAAAGGAAACTATGAGGAGATAGGTGGCATTTTACGCAAAAAGGTATTCCATCAGATGTCTACTTGGCGTTGTGAAGTAGCAACCAAAATGATTGATATGGATATTAAGGATTTTGTCCTTGTATCTAATGATAACGAGACAGACTGGAATGTTTACATACTAGAAAAGGAATTAAAGGTTTGGCTAAAGAAGAACGAAATGGGACAGATATTAAACGAAATATCTCGCCTATTACCTATTTATGGTTCTGTTGTATTACAGAAGACAAAGAAAGGTGCAGAGGTTGTAGACCTACGTTATTTTTATATAGACCAAGCGTGTAAGACACTTGAAGACGCTTCATACATAAACAAGAGATTACTTCTTAATCATAGAGACCTACGAAAGATGGCTAAGAATGGTTGGGAGAATGTAGACGAAGCTATTGATAAGTTTTCAGGTAAATACAAACAAGGCTATGATTTGGGTGGTATCAATTCAAGTACAAACTCATCTCTTTACTGGGAAGGTTCAAATGTTACAAAGACACAAGCGTCATCTATTCCACTTGTAGAAGTATGGGAAAGATATGGAGATGTACCATTATCTTGGTTTACAGATAAAGAATCAGATGATAATGAATATGTCCTAGCTAAATATTGTGTTGCAGGAGTAGACCAAGTATCAATAAGCGAGAAAGGAGTTATTTTAGCAGAAGAAGGACTTGTGCTTTACAAAGAACAGATTGACGAAATACCATTTAAAGAAGTCCACTACAATAAGATTGAAGGACGTTGGCTTGGATTGGGTATTGTTGAAGCTCTATTTGAAAATCAACGCAGAATCAATGAAGTAAAGAACCAAGAAGCTAGAGCTAATGAGCTTGCATCTATTCAGCTTTTCCAAACACTTGACGACACTATAGCTTCTAACATTACTACAGACTTACAGAATGGAGATATACTTCGTGTTAAAAGTCTTATTCAACCTATTGCTACAGAGAGTAGGAATATGTCAGCATTAACTACTACAGCTAACGAGATTGAAGAACACTCAAATAGTCTTACATTTTCAAGAGATGTGGTCTCAGGAGAGAACGCACCATCATCAGCTACTCTTGGTGCAGTACAAATACAAACACAACAAACAACAGCAGTCTTTGACTATAAGAAAGAGAACATTGGTCTATTCTTGGGTGAGTTCATTAAAGACCTTGTATTCCCACAGATTGAGAAGGAATTGAATCGTGAACACGTCTTTAGACTAACAGGTTCATTTGAAGAACTACAGAAGCTACGAAACAACTATGCTACACGATATGCTAATAAGAGAATCATAGAAGCTGTGTTACAAGGAGCTGATGTTACACCAGAATTACAAGCAGGGTTCAAAGAAATAGCACTCAAAGATATACAAACTATGGGTGATAAGATTTGGACTGAAGTTCAAAAAGACTTCTTTAGAGACTTAGATTACGAGGTAGATGTAGTTTCAACAGGAGAGAATAAAAATATATATGCACAAATTAACAATGGTAATGCAATACTTCAGGCTTTGGCAGCAGACCCTACCATATTACAAGACCCTGCCAAGAAACAAGTTCTATTCAAAGTTATGTCAGCTATGGGATGGCACGTCTCTGAACTAGAGCAATTAGATGCACAACCACCAATGCCAATGCAACCAGAAGAAATGATGCAAGAACAAACAATGCAACCACCAAAACAATTACCAGACCCTTATCAAGCACAATAATATGGAATACACAAAAGAAAACTACAACAAAATAGAAAAGGAAACATTAGGAGTAAATCACCCTATTGAAACAAACAAGAAAGCTACTTATGACAATCAGAAATCAATGATTAACATAAGTGTTGCTGAAGATAATCAGCAAGGAGACCAAATATAATATGGATAAACAACGGCACATAGACATACAAAACTTAAAAAGATTCCCAGAGTTCCACGCCCTTAAATTAGAGCTAGAAGCATTTTGCGATAGGATGGATAACATAAATGATATTAAGATTGATGGTGTTTCACGAGTAACATTAGAACAAGAAGTTTATGGTAGAAGATACGCTTCTAAAGAAGTTAGAGATTTATTGTCATCACTTGGGTTAGTAGACAAAAAGGCAACTGTTCGTGATATGACAGGGGAGTAAAAAAGTCGTGTTATAATTTAAGTATGGTTATCGTATATCCTTAAAACGTGCATTATTAAGAGTATCGTTACTCAACATTAACGTTTAACCACTTATCATTTTATGGATAATGAAAATGAAGATGTGCAAGCAGAACAAGAAATTGTCGCACAGGAAGAATCTGTAGAGGAGGAATTAGATTTAGATTCAGGAGATTATGTTCCTGAAGAAGAAGATGATTCAATCAGTATTAGTAAGAGTGAATTTAGTAAGCTAAAGCGTAAAGCAATAGCATACGATTCAACAAAGACGGCAAAACCAACTCCAAATCGAGTTGACACCAGTGATAAAGACGATAGGTTTGAACGTTTAGAATTAAGGGCAGATGGCTACTCTAAAGACGAGATTGATGAAATTATGTCTCTAGGTGGTACAAAGGTTCTTGATACAAAGATAGTTCAGTCTGCAATCAAGTATATGAGAGCAGATGCGAAATCTAAAAACGCTTCAGAGCCAGTAAGTTCAAGGTCTCCTGTGTATAAGAAATTTACACAAGAAGACTTATCTAAGATGTCTTCCGCAGAGATGGAAAAAATCCTACAAGAATAGTTATCACGGCTAATTAAACAAATAGGTAATTTATTAGAATTATTATTTATTTAATTATATGGCATCAACAACATCAGGTCTTTCAGGACTTATGTCAACATTTTATGACAAAGTATTCCTAGAAAGAGCTAAAGCAGAACTCCGTCACGATTTCGGAGCAACTGTAAAGAAAGCTAGTATGAATCAAGGTAAGAGTATAATCTTCAACAGATTAACACCTCTTGCTCTTGTTACTACTGCACTTACAGAAGCAACAAATCCAGCAGAAGTAGCTATGACTACTACTCAAGTAACAGCAACTCTAGCAGAGTATGGTACTTACACAACTATCGGTTCTCTATTCAAGATGACTTCAATCGATGAAGACTTGAAAGAACACGTTGACGTTCACGGCCAAAACGCAGGTGAATCTATTGATGCTTTGCTTCGTAACGAACTATCAGCTTTCGGAACACGTCAGCTTGTAGCAACTACAGCAGCAATATCAAGTACATCAGCAATCCACACTTCAGACGTAATCACAGGTCTTGAAATTCGTAAAGCAGTTCGTACACTTAAACTTAACAAAGCTCCACGTTTCCCAGGTGCAGTATACCGAGGTATCATTGGCCCGCAGGTAGCTATGGACTTGTTCGGTGCATCAGAATGGCTTGACGCACACCGCTACACAACTTCAGACGCTATTGAGCGTGGTGTTATCGGTAAACTTCATGGCGTTGAGTTCGTTGAAACTAACCAACCAACAGTAGACCTTTCAGGAGGTTTCTCAACATCTACTACAGACGTTGCGAACGTTTACACTACATACATCTTCGGACGTGGTGGTTACGCTATGGTTTCACTAGATTCATTCTCAGCTCCAAAGATTTATGTTAAGAACCCAGGTGCAGGAGACACTTCTAACCCACTTGACCTATGGTCAACTGTAGGATGGAAAATGCCTTTCGCAGCTAAAGGTCTTAATGCTTCTTGGATAATCAAGGTTATGACAGGTGCGACAAATGGTAACAGTAGCACGATTTAAGATATATAATATATACTTATTTCAGAAAACACTTGCAATACGCAAGTGTTTTTGCTATCATATGAGTATGAATAGATGTAAAAATTGTGGTCGTTTAATTGGTAAAAAAGAACATAAATGTAAACCTGCTTGGAATAAAGGATTAAAGGGTTGTTATAAACTAAATGAAGATACCAAAATTAAAATAGGTGATGCGTTAAGAGGAAGACATTATCATTCAGATGAATTTAAAGCTAAATTAGCAGAACGCAATAGAACATCAAAGCATAATGTTGGTAGAAAACATACATCAGAAACGATAGAAAAGATGAAGAAAAATAATAAGAGAACTAATCTTGGTAAACCAGCTTGGAATAGGGGTCTACAAGGATTACATAAGAGAAGTATTGAGTGGAGGGAAAAATATAGTGGTGAAAATAGTTCTAATTGGCGTGGAGGTATATCAGGATTAAATGCCAGAATCAGAATTATTCCAAAATACAAAGAATGGAGGTTTTCTGTGTTTAAAAGAGATAATTTTTGTTGTGTTTTATGTCTGTCAAATATAAATATAAATGCCGACCATATTACAGCTTTCTCTATCCTACTTAGGATAAATGAAATAAAATCAATAAGACAAGCCGAAAATTGTATAGAATTGTGGGATATAAATAATGGTCGCACTCTTTGTATTGATTGTCATAAGAAAACAGATAATTTCGCAGGTAGAGCAAGATAGTTAGATATACACTTACAATTAACTCCCTTTATTGGGAGTTTTTTGTTATAATAAAGAGAAAATATGGAAACACATTGTAAGAAATGTAACAAAGTACAAAAAGTTAGTATTATCTACACCAAAGAATACCCTGAAATGAAATTAAATACATTAGTAGTTTCATGTACTGTCTGTAATGACAGATTTGCGGTCTTTGACAAAAGAGATAAACAACTTAATTTATTTGAAACCCCGAAAATTGCTTGACGGGGTTTCTTTCATTTTATATAATAAGGTAATGAAAAAACTTTTACCAAAGTTCTCGCAGATAAATTATAAGGGGTTAGATATTAACATTTTAGTCGAGCCAGGTTTCGTGGGTTATTCGTTTCATTATGAGGGTAATAATTATGGTAGTAAATTACCAATACTAACTAAGAAGAAACAAGAATTATTAGAACTATCATTCGCCCTTTGTATCCAGGCGATACTTTCATACGAAGAATTATGCAAAAAATAAAGACTGAGGACTTTCAAAAAGAGTTACAAGAGATTGACCCTAGAATACTAATCGTTCCAAATACTAATAGACCAGGTGCTTCAAACATCTTTCTCAATGGAGTGGATATTTGTCCGTGGATTCCACAGTTTGAAATGCAAGACGAGTTTACACCTGATTATAGTTATAAATTACACGATAACCCTATTCCATTTAAGACTACAGTTCAAGCTAAAGAGATAGTAAAAATGACTTTAGAACAATTAAAGACACCAGAGTATGCTGATGTATTATTTGATAAACCAGTAGATGTAAAAGAAGAAACTTATGGAACACACAATGCCTAAAATTGTAATCACTGGTGGATTAGGATTTATTTTTTCGCACGTCACAGAGTATTTCGTTAAAAAAGGATGGGATGTTTATGTAATTGATGACCTTTCAATGGGTTCACACCCAGAGATAGTAGATGGCTCGTTTACATTTATAGAATTTGATTGTGCTGATACAAGAGTGCAAGATATAATCGTTAAAATAAACCCAGAGTATATTATTCATGCAGCAGCGATTTCAGCAGTAGACTTTTCAATTAAAGACCCTGAACTTACACTAAAACAAAACATACTAGGTAATATAAATGTATTTGAAGCAGCTAGATTCTGCGATAACTTAAAGAAATTCCTATATGTATCAACTGATGAAGTTTATGGTGAGTGTGAATACAAGAAAGACGAAGAAGATATAATCTTTCCTAAGAATCCCTACGCTGTATCTAAAGCTGTAGGTTCATTACTGCGTTTGGGTTATGACAACACATTTCAATCTATTAAAGATAAGACTTGTGAAACTAGATTCTGTAATGTATTCGGACATAGGCAAGATAATCGAAAGATTCTATCAGTTATTAAAGAAGCTATTGATACTGGTAAAACAATACCAGTTCATAATGGTGGCACAGGTTCAAGAGAGTATATCTACATCAAGAATATTCCACCACTTATAGACTTAATCTTAGATAAAGGTGATAGGGTTTATAACGTAACCCTGAATGATAGTTTTACAGTCAACGAACTTATTAAAAAAGCAGAAGAAATAACAGGAGCTAAATTAAATACTACTGAATCATTTAGACCAGGAATGGATGAGAAATATCAAATGGATGCTTCAAGAGTTAAGGACTTAGGTTGGAAACCATTATATACATTCCAAGAAGGATTAGCTGAATATTTAAGATGAAAATAACAAAGACACATTACTTCTATAAAAAGCCAGTACAGAGATTATTTAATAAAATTTATCTTTGGTTAAATGATAAAGGTATTATTATTCATTGGTATGGTTATATTTTATATCCTTATACATTTTGGAAAAGACTATTCTCTTTCAAGTGGGTGTTTTATAAGATATATAATCCTATATCAATAAGAATACTGAAGAAATGAAAAAACTATTTAAACCATTTATAAGTCAGGAATCAAAGGATAATGTTATCCGAGTATTAAACAGTGATGAGATAACTGAGGGTCAGGAAGTTAAGTTATTTGAAAGAGAACTAGAAGAAAAACTAGGCAAGCAACATATTCTAACAGTAAATAGTGGCACATCAGCGTTAGAACTTGCTTTTGAATTAGCTAATATACAAGAAGGTGATGAAGTAATAACTCCAATACTAACGTGTACTGCAACTAACTTGCCACTGGTTCATAGAAAAGCTAAAATTGTATTTGCAGATGTAGATTATGATCTTAATATAAACATAGAAGATGTCAAAAAGAAAATCACAACCAGAACTAAGTGCATCGTCTTTGTACACTTTGGAGGAAACAATAGAGGACTTGCCGAACTTTTGGAGCTTTGCCACTCCAGAAATATTATCTTGGTTGAAGACGCAGCACAAGCCATCGGAAGTGGTTATTGGGGTAAAGCTGACTTTACAGCAGTATCACTCCAAGCAATTAAAACTATTACTTCAGGCGACGGAGGTCTCCTTATTTGCAGAAACTTTGAAGACTACAAAAAAGCAAAAAGACTTAGATGGTTCGGGATTGACCGAGAAGATAGAAAAAGAGATGTAACCGAAGCAGGTTATAAATACCATATGAATAATATAAATGCTTCTATTGGACGTGGAAATTTACTCCACTTAGATGAATTAGTAATCCACAAAAGCCAACTAGGATATATATATAACTCTTATGGATTATCTCCTCATATTTGGATGACAGTAGGATTAACAGATAGATATGAAGAACTAAAGAAAGAACTTGAAGATAATGGATTTGAATGTGACCAACACCACTATAGGAATGACAAGTATACAATTTTGGGCGGTCGAGTCAAGGATTGTCCAATTATGGATGAGTTAGAGAATAAATATTTCTTTGTACCATACCACTACGGAGTAACATTAGAAGACGCACATAAAATAGGCAAAATTTGTCAAAAATATATATGAGTTACGAAAACGCACACAAAGAAGACCACTTTATTAAGGCTTACGAAAAACACTTTGCAGGGTTAAAACCAAAAAGAGTTTTAGAGATAGGAGTACAAGGAGGTGGTTCACTTAAAATATGGGAAAAAATGTTCCCTAACGCAGAGATTGTTGGTATTGATATACTTGAAGACTGTAAGAAATATGAGAATGGCAATATAAAGGTATTTATAGGTGACCAACATGATGTTAAGTTCTTAGAAACTTTAGGTGATTTTGATATTATCATAGACGATGGTGGACATACTATGACACAACAACAAGTTTCACTTAAAACTTTAATGAAACAACTTAGTAATCCTGGTATTTATGTTATAGAAGACTTACACACATCATATTGGTCTCAATTTCAAGATATACAACACACTACCATAGATGAGATAAAAGAATTGATTGATGATTTACACGCTTATGCAGACCAGAGTTCACGTTGTGATAATAAAAAAGGTTATGAGAATAAATATAAGCTATCATCTATTACAATTTACCCAGGAATCGTCTTCCTAGAAAGATAATGTATACAAACCCACAAATAGAATCATCATATCAATACAATAATCTAGGTAGAACACTTTATGATTATGTTTTATATGAAAAACCAGAGATAGTTATTGATTTTGGTGTACTCAATGGCTATTCAACAATAGCTATGGCACTTGCTTGTAAAGAGAATGGAAAAGGTAAGGTTAAGGTATATGATTTGTTTGATAACTATGAATATAACCACGCTAAACTACCTACTTTAATAAAAAACCTAAAGGAGTATGGATTACTTGATTGGGTAGAAATAGAAGAAAAGAACTTCTTTGATTGGGTAAAGAACCCTGAACCATTTGATATACTTTCGCTTGATATATCTAATACAGGTGATATAATAAAACTAGCGTACGAAGCGTTAAAAGGAAAGGGTGGTATATTACTTTTTGAGGGTGGAAGTGAGGAACGAGATAGGGTAGGTTGGATGAAAATAAACAACAAGAAACCTATTAGAGAAAGTGGTGTTCCTTATAAAGTAGTAAACCCATTATTTCCATCATTATCATTTGTAGATTTAAATTAAAATGGAAAAGAAATGTTTAATATGTAGTAAGGTATTCACTAAATTAGTAAAACATAGTAAAATTGAATGGGAGAAGAAAAAGTTTTGTTCCTATAAGTGTTATTGGAAATCTAAATTAGGGAGTATTCCGTGGAATAAGGGTTTAAAAGTTCCAGCTATTAGTAAAGCATTAACAGGAAGAAAATACTCACCCAAAACACTTAAAAAGATGAGTGATTCACATAAGGGTAAGAAGCAATCTGCTGAAACAGTAGCAAAAAGAGTTTTAAATAATAGGAGGGAGAAACATTATGAATGGAAAGGAGACGATGTTGGCTATGGTGCATTACATGTTTGGGTTAAAAAGGAATTAGGACAACCAGATAGTTGTGAACATTGTCCAAAATCTGGGTTAAAAGGAATGAAAATACATTGGGCTAATAAAAGTGGAAAGTATTTAAGGAGACATGATGACTGGTTAAGACTTTGTGTTTCTTGTCATAGAAAATATGACTTTGCAAAAATAAAAATAACATGGAAAAAATAAAAAACAAAACTAAACTAAAAAGACTGGCAATTGTGGTCAGTGGGTGGCATTACCCAAATGGCTTTTTTAGTGCAATAGCTAAACAACAAATACCTAAAGGATGGACTGTAGATATGTTTGTAGTTTCACACCGAGACCCGAAGTACGCTAAGTTGCCAGAGTTTGAAGATAGTGTTCGTGGTGAATTAGATAGAAAACTTTACTCTAAAATAGCTACAAAGAAAGACCTAGAGAAACTAGGATTTGAATATAAAGAGTACCCAAATACAATAGGAGATTGGGGAAACTCTAATCAATGGCTAGATGACCACGATTACAAAGACTACGACCTATTTTTATTTACACACGATGATAACCTAATTCTTCGCTATGATATGTTAAAGGTAGTCTGTGAAGATATGTATGATGAGCCGTGGCTTATCCTAACTAACACTGTGGGAGTACCAGCAGGCTCTATCCGTGGTTCGTTTGAGTTCTTTAAGAAAGAGATGATGACTAAACTTGGTGGTAAGTTTGACCTATCAGAGACTACACTAAACAGAACAGGTGAGACTAAAAACCCTACTGATTGGAAAGAATTATACGATTGGAATACTACAATAACACCTTTATTTAATTTCCTTACTAAAAAGAAACTATGGAATAAGGTAATCGTATTTTCGCCTATTTATAGAGTATCAATCTTCTGTATTGAAGGAGAACGTGGAACTATAGCTAGCTCTCAGACTAATAACAGACCACTTGAAGACGAAGGTATTAAATGGTTACAAGATAAGAGGATAATATAATGAATTACATTTATACAGTAATTACAGGTGGTAAAGATACACTAAGCGAAGACATCAACATTAAAGGAAATGTAAAAGCTGTGTGTTTTACTGACGACCCTACAATGAAAAGTGAAAAGTGGGAGATAAGACCTATACCAAACATCTATAAAGATATAAGACGTGATAGTAGAACAGTTAAGATGTTGCCACACATATTTTTCCCTGATGCCGAGCATAGTTTATACCTTGATGGGAATATAATCTCTAAAGTACCTATTCAAAGAATGATAGATGAATACTTACAAGATGATGATATAGCAGTATTCAAACACCACACTAGAGATTGTTTATTTGATGAAGCTAAAGAGTGTATCAGACTAGAACTAGATACTAAAGAGAATATAGAAAAACACATTGAGAGGTACAAAGACTTCCCTAAGCATAAAGGATTGTATCAATGTGGAATGATATTAAGACGACATACTCCTAAGATTAAAAGATTAAATGAAGCGTGGTTTGCACAGTATATGACAGGTTGCAAGCGAGACCAAGTATCATTTCCTTATGTTTTAGAGAAAGAAGGGGTAGCGATATTTGCTATTGATAGTTTTGCTTATATGCATGATTATTTCGAGTACAGGAATCATTTAAAGCCTAGTGAATGGGCAGGAAAAATATAATATGAAAAAGAAAACAAAAATACTTAAAATAATGTCAGATTGGGCTTCATCACCAGAAAGAGAAAAACTAAATTCCTATGGTGGACTTGGTTATTATCGTACTCTTAAAATAGCACAACAACTAGAACCAGAATACGAAGTCACAGTTTGGAATAGAGAATGGAAAGACAAACTAAAAGAACTAGGTGGGACAGCAGAACACTTTTATAAACATATTTTTACTAATTACGACATAATATGGTTACACCAGACAGATAACGACCTAACATTTGCTTGGTTACGTTCTATGGCTACACACTTTGGTAAGAAACTTGTTATTGATTGTGATGATAACTTCCTAGAGGTAGATAAAGGCAACCCTGCTTTAAAGAAACTTGGTAGAGGTAAACTAAACCGAGAGAATAAGAGAGCTATGATGGCTACTAACTTTTCTTTTGCTGATGCATTAACAGTCTCAACAGTCCCACTTAAAAAGAAGTTATGGAATCATATTAAAGAAGTTCATAATGTTGATATGCCTATATTTGTAATACCTAACTGTAATGATGTAAATGATTGGAATTATAAAAAAGGTCAAAGTAGTGGAATTGTAATAGGTTATAGTGGTGGGTTATCACATAATGATGACCTTGATATGGTATTGCCAGCTATTAAAACTATTATGAAAAAATATCCTAAAGTTGGCTTTCAACTAATGGGACAGATGGATATTGATAAAGCTAAAAAGGTGTTTGGTAAATGGGAACAGTCTATAAGAAGTAGAATTATCCTGATGAACGCTACTAAAACACAACCAGAATACCCCGCTTATTTAGCAGAGCAAGGATGGGATATAGGTATAGCTCCACTAATAGATTCACCATTCAATGAATGTAAAAGCCATATTAAGTTTATGGAGTATTCTATGTATAAAATCCCAGTGGTAGCTTCAAGGGTTTATCCATATTATAAAGATATTCTTGGAGTTCCTACTATTGAACACGAAGAAACTGGATTATTATGTGATACGCAAGAAGATTGGGTAAATAATCTCTCAAAACTCATAGAAAGTGAAGAATTAAGGAAAAAACTAGGTGAGAACGCCTATAATCACGTTGTAAAGAACTGGCAATATAAAGATTGGAAAGAAAATATCATAAATATGGTCAAAGAAATAGAAAACCTATAATTTTGCGTGTTATAATTTATATATGGGATTTCAAAAAGGAAATCAAATAAACAAGGGAAGAAAAACATCTGAGGCAACTAAGCAAAAACTCAGAGATATAAATCTGGGTAAAAAGTACCCAGAAGAAGTTAGGAGAAAACACGCTATGTATGGCGAAAAAAATCCTAT